GGACGCAGCGGGGCGCGTCAAGTTGCCGGGGATACCTACGATTGCCGCCGACAAAAGAATCACGGTAGGTATTGAGCGAGTGCAAGAGCGGCTTAAAATTCAGCAGGACGGACGGCCACGACTGTTTGTTCTGCGGGATTCATTGATCGAAGTAGACGAGTCGCTAAAAAGCGAATACAAGCCTTACCGTGCAGAGGATGAATTCACGGTGTACGCGTATCCAGAGGGCAAAGACGGCAAGCCGCAAAAGGACGAACCGACAAAGTTACACGATCACGCGATGGACAGTATTCGCTATGGCGTAGCCTATGTTGACACACCCGCCCCAAGACCGCGCCAGCCAACCGTTTCCATGAGGACGTTCTAGAATGCCAGTATTCGACCAGTACACACTACGCACAGCACGAAGCATCGTCAGTATGCGCCACGATAATCAAGCTGCCATCAACCTGGATTACTACAATGGCGACCACTGGCGCAACTCCGAAGGATGGGTCGGGCCACGTCCGCAGATCGGCGCGCCGACGTACAACGAAACGTTGCAGGCGATCAAAGACGCCTTTGTCATGCGCAACGTAATCAAGGAGATGGTAAGCCGCCATGTGTCCGGCGTGCTGGGGCGCGAGTTGCAGTGGGGCTTTACGGTCAAGCGGCCACTTGGCAAGATCGAAACGACCGACGAAAGCGGGCAGGCGCAGACCGAGGAAGAGCAGCCGACCGATGCCGAGGCCGCATTGATCGAAGAGGCGGAAACGGCGCTGGTTGAATGGTGGGATAGTCGCGAAGTGCCGGAAATTCTACAACAGGCATTGGCGGCGGCGCTGACCACAAAGCGCGCTGTGCTGCGTCTCTATGTACCGCCTGGGATGCGCGACGGTAGCGGCAACCTGCTACCTGGCGACCTGGCGACTACGCTGGGCTATATTTGGCCGCAGCACCTTGGCACGAATGACGATACGCTGACGTTGCAGTTTCCATCGGCCACAGTCTACTGTGACCGGCTGACAAAGCGCGACGTGGGGATCTTCACTTACCGCGCCGCCACCGAGCAGGTTGACAATATCCAGGCCATTGACAGCGGCCCGGAACGCGCCGAGCTGACTTACCTCGCCGATGATGGTCAGACCGTGCTGCGCGTGGTCGAAGGTGACGGCGACATTGAGGAGCCGCTACTGTTGCCGCTTGGCGGTCGGCTCACCATTTACGAGACGACACGCGATTGGCTGATCACACCGCAGCTAATCAGTCAGCAGAAGTTGCTCAACATGGCGCAAAGTATGAAGGCGCGCAACACCGTGCAAGGCGGCTTTCTGGAGCGTATTTTCCTCAATGTCAAGTGGCCTGGGCAAACGATCAACGGTGAGTTTGTGCCGACGCCGTTGGCGGTGGGGGCCGGTACGCTCAACAGCTTGCAGGGCGAAACGTATGAGGACAGCGACGGCAAGGTGCATGTACTCAATCCGTCCGTGGTCTACCGCGATCCGGTTCCAACGGTTACGTTTATCGAAACCGAACAGAGCGCCTACCTTGCCATGCTGCAAGAGGGTCAGCAGTTGCATTATGCGCTGGCCGGTGACGCCGTGGTCAGTGGCGAAAGTCGCAAGCAGGCGCGGGAAGCGTTCGCCGCTGACTTGTTGAAGAGTGCCGGTAAGGTCGAAGCGGCGGGGCGCTGGCTACTGGAAACGGCGCTTGCAATGGCCGCGTTCTTCGCTGGTCAGCCGGGGCGCTACGACGAGTTGCGCGCCTTCGTGCAGTGTCGCATCAACAGCGGTCCACTGTCGCCAGATGATTTACGTGTGGCTGGCGAAATGGTGGACAAGCAACTGTGGTCAGTCGAAACGGCCATGTCTGCCACCGGCATCGAAGACCCGGACGCGGAAAAGGATCGCATCGAGAAAGAGCAGAACGCCGCACGCAGCCGTGAAGCTGCGGGGCTAGCGATGGCACAGCAGGCACTTGACGCCATGCGCGCCACGCAGCCAGCGGCAGGCGATGAGGCGGTGACGGATGACACGATCTGAGCTATCCGCCATCCTCACCGACCTGCTGATCAAGAACGTGATCGCAGTCGAAGCGATGGCGTTGATCCTGCAACAGTACGACGCTGGTACGCTGACCGACCTGCCATTGTCAGCCACAAAGCAGGATGATAACGACGGTTGGCTGTTAGCGCTGGCGCTGTTGGCCTTGCTGCTGAATGGCGCGGACATTACAGCGATGAGCCAAGCCGAGCGGAACAGGGCGCAACTGTCGCTGCGTCGCCAGTTTGAAGGCAAGACGCAGGGCCTAGCTTCCGGCGTGATCTCCGGGTCAATTCGTGACTGGCAAACCGGCATGGTTGACGCCATCGAACTGTATGCGCGCCAGATGGCAATCACCGGGGCGGGGGCAATGCCGAGCACGGCCACACGGCAAACAGTAGACGGACAACTTGCGGGGCAATGGGGCTATCTAGCGCGCTTCTCTGTGACCCTGTTGGCGGGGCGGCTTATCGGTCAGATGATGAGCGAAGCGGCTATCATTGCCCGTAGCAACCTGTACGGTGGCACCGGCTGGGGGGCTTACTACCTGGGGCAAGGTGAAAATGCCAGCTATGGCTACGTCGATCAGTGGATTACGCGCGACGACCGCAGGGTGTGCAGTCGATGCGCCCCACGGCACCGCCAATACTTTCTGCCAGGGCGCGGGCCTATGCCGGGGTGGGATTGCCTGGGGTCGTGTCGCTGTCGGCGGGTGCGGATCTACAATCCGCAGATTTATGCGAGTTTGGGGGGACGATGACAAGAAAGAAGCTGACGAAGAGCGAAGCTGACACCATGCACCACATTGCAAAAGTGCGGCAGTGTATCTATGATGTGACGCATGAATTGACATGGCGCGCCGAATCACACGATGCCAGCAAACTAGTGGAGCCTGAGCTGAGTGGGTACGAATCATTGCAGGCAAATTTGGCAGATGTTGATTATGGCAGCGAAGCGTACTATTTAGCGCTAAGAGCAGCCCGTGACACCATCGCTCACCACTACGCCAACAACACGCATCACCCTGAGCATTGGCCTAATGGCGTCGCTGGCATGTCGCTGCTGGATGTTATGGAAATGCTTTGCGACTGGCGGGCAGCCAGCGAACGCACGAAGGGCGGCAACATGGCCCAGTCGTTGGAGGTTAATTTTGAGCGGTTCCAGATAAGCGAACAGTTGCAATCGATCCTGATCAACACCGTACGAGAACTGGGGTGGATCGGTAATTCGCAGAAGGAATAAATCTGGCGATGGATAGCAAGCGTAGCATTCGCAGTAAGATAAAGAAGCGCCTCGATATGATTGGACCAAAGACAACGACCGGCTATCATCTTTCCGAACTGGATAAGCTTAGCGCCGTGGCGAACGAATACGAAATCGAAATGCCGCAGTGGTCTGTAATTTATCATAAGATGCTACAGGCCGCCGTCAGAAATGGCTCCATGCGATGATCGATCTCACCGTCCCCGCTTGGCTGCAAGAAAAAGTGGCGCTATGGATTGACCGGCTACAACTTGGCGAATGGGAGATCGGGCTGCGTCTCGCCCTAGTGCTTAATGACGACGCCAACGTACAGGGCCTGTGTGATCAATATCCGGATCTCAATGAAGCGCGTCTCACCTTTCGGGCCGACATTGAGGACACCAAGGAATGGGAGCGAACGATTGTGCATGAGCTACTGCACGTCAAGCACAGCCGCATTGATCACTTTCTCGAAGGCGTCGTGTTTCCTGGCCTAGATGGGGTGACTGCAACCATGACCTATCGGCAGTTTGTTGAGTCGTATACGCATAGTCTGGCGAAAGCTTTGGTGGACTCGCATGGCGAATACTCAGGTATTGAATAATCAGCAAAAGTGTGGTATAATTGAGCGCACACCGCAGCAGTCCACCGAAGCCCAGATCGTCAAACTTTTACGCCGCATTCAAGCGCTGCCCGATGGCCGTCACGAGATCATTGTCACTTGCGGCGGCGGCGTGCAAGACTGGACGGTAAGGACGATTGGCAAGGTTGAGAAGTAAGTTTGCCGGGTAACTGGTGAATGCGTGGCCTTGCTACGCTGGCGGTTCGATTCCGTCCCCTGGCTCATGCCATAGGGTTGGGTGCGAGGCTTTGCGGCTTAGCCGCTTTACCCATAGGTGTCGTAATCAATTTAACGTAGTAGTCTTCACCTAAATAACGCACAGCTTTTCGGCTGCATGAAGAATTACCTTGCAGCCGAAAAGCACCCCCAACTAAATACCGCCTGACTACCATATCAGGCAAAGCGCACAGGAACACTGACACACGGCGCAGATCGGAGCAATTCGATCTGCGCCGTTTTTTATTTCCCGGCCAAGGGCCGTGCTCAAGGAGCAAAACACATGTTTATCCGTCTGAATGGCCGCCGCGTCTGGGCCGAACTGAATGAAGCTGACAAGGGTACTGGTAGCGGGGATCTGCCCGCCGATGTGCTCAAGTCATTCGAGCGGCTTTTGGAGCGCCACGGCAACAGTGCGACCACGGTGGCACAGTTGCTATTTACTGAGAACAAAGAGCTTCGCGACAAGGTTCGCCAGATTGAGGGCAAAGTACCGGCTGACGGTGCGGTAGTGCTCACCGGCGCAGATGTGGCCGCGTGGGACGCCTACAAAGCGCTAGGCAAGCCGGACGACATCAAGCAAGGGCTTGATGAGCGCACGCAGTTGCAGGGCCAACTGAGCGGCGCGCAGCGAGCGGAAACGCTTCGCACGGTTGCGGAGGCGGTGGGCTATAAACCCGCTGTACTGAGCAACCTTGACCGCATGGCGAAGGCAGAGGGCAAGGAACTCGCTTTCAGCGTGCGCGACGAACAGCGCGACGGCAAGGCGGTAAAAGTGGCCTACGTCAAGGACGGAGACAAAGAGACGCCGATCACCGATTACGCGCAAAGCAACTGGGCTGACTTCCTTCCGGCCTTGAGTGCGCAAGGCGCGCAACAGCAAGGCACCCGCTACCCGGCGCAACATGCGGGCAGCAACACGACGAAGGCAGACGATCCGGTTGGCGCATTCCTTGAGCGTCAGAATACCAATCGGGCAGCGGTCAAGAACCCGCTGCTTAAGGAGCTATAACTATGGGTTGGAAGACAACCGTCTACGGCAGTATGCCGGGATTCGTGGCCGATCCTGAGTCAATCGACCGCAATACGGGCCGCCAGATTGATTGGGCCAAAGTCCCCGAATCCTACAAGGCCGGGACGCGCTACACCATCACGACCAGCGCACAGGCCAACGCCGCGGCGACCAGCATCAGCGTGACGGCTTTGCCTGTCGCCTTGCCGGTTGGCACTGTTTTGGATTTTACCGGCGCTGGCGAGTTTGCCATTCTCACCGCCGCCGCCGCCGCGGGCGCAACGTCGCTCACCGTCGAAGCGCTTGATGCGCAGATCGAAAGTGGCGACACGGCAACTTACCTGATCAGCGAGAGCAACGACAAGGTGATCCCCGCTGGCACCGTCATGTGTGAACTGAGCACCGGCTATGTCGTGCCGCGTGCCGCACGCCCTGGTAGCGAAGAGGCCATCGGTTTGCTGTGGTCTACCGCCACGCAGAACGAGAACAGCGCAGCGCTGAGCGGTTACGGGATCATCGTGGGCGGCGTGATTTACGAAACCCTGCTACCCGAAACCATCACCAGCTACAAGACTGAGTTGGAAACGAACGGCACCAGTTGGGCGTGGCAGACTTACTCAGATAGTCGGGAGGTCTAATCATGATTTTCAATTTCGCTGAAGCCCTGGCGACG